AAGTGCCATGAAGCACACATTACAGATCAGCGTCAGCAAGAAGCCGAAGAACGGCGGAATCGTAGCCTGCCGCAAGGTTTCGGTAAGGGAAAGGTTTCTCCGATTCCTCTTCGGCGACAAGACAAGGCTCACGGTCATCGTTCCGGGCGACACCGTGGAGGAACTGGAGATCAAGGAGATCGGAAAGGAGGCAGCCCGTGAAACTGTATGAAATCAATGCGGAAATCCTCCGGCTGACGGATGCCATTGAGTTTGACGAAGAGACCGGGGAAATCCTCGGAGATGCGGACGAACTGTTCACGCAGATTCAGTCGCTTCAGATGGAGAAGAAATCCATCCTCGAATATCTCGCAAAACTCGTTCTGAACATCCGCTCCGAGGCGGCCGCCGTCAAGACCGAAGAACAGCGCCTTAAGGCACGTCGCGACAGGCTTGCGAAAAAGGAAGACCGCCTCATGAAGATACTCGACCGCGAATGCGCCGGCGAAAAGACCGACCTTGGCGTGGCGACCTTCTCTTACCGCAAGACCTCCCATGTGGATGTGTCGGACGCGGAAAAAGCGATCCGCTGGCTCAAGCGCAACAAGCACCTCGACTGTTTCCGCATCCCGGCGCCGGAAGTCGCAAAGGCCGAGGTCAAGAAGCTCATCAACGCAGGAACGAAGGTGCCCGGCTGCGCCGTGGTCGAGGACTACTCCTGCTCACTCAGATAAGGAGGATTTGACGGATGTTAAACATCACCAGAGGGAAAATCGACCGCGCCTTAAAGGTGGTCGCCTACGGGAGCGAGGGCATCGGCAAGACGACCTTTGCCGCCGCGTTCCCGGAACCGCTCTTCATCGATACCGAGGGCGGCACCGCGCACATGGACGTGCGCCGTATCGACAGGCCGCAGTCCTGGGAGGAATTGCTCTCCATCATCAGCGAGGTCGCGGCTGATCCGAATGTCTGCAAGACACTCGTGCTGGACACGGCGGATTGGGCGGAGGCGCTCTGCGTCGCCTATGTCTGCCAGAAATACAAGCAGAACTCCATCGAGAGTTTCGGCTACGGCAAGGGCTACACGATTCTCGGCGAGGAGTTCGGCAGGCTGTTTGCCGCTCTCGATGCCGTCATCGCGTCCGGCAAGAACGTGGTCATCACGGCGCACGCCAAGATGCGCAAGTTCGAGCAGCCCGACGAACAGGGAGCCTACGACAGGTGGGAAATGAAGCTGTCCAAGCAGGTCGCGCCGCTTTTGAAGGAATGGTGCGATATGCTCCTGTTCCTTAATTACAAGACCTATGTGGTCACGACTGAGACGAACGCCAAGAAAGCCCAGGGCGGCAAGCGCGTCATCTATACCTCGCACCATCCGTGCTGGGACGCCAAGAACCGCCACAACCTGCCGGAAGAGATGGACTTGGACTTCAAAAACATCGCACACCTCTTCAAGACGGGTGCCGGGCCTGCCGCCGATGCGGTCAAGCCCATCGACCGCCTTCGCTCCCTCATGGCGGAGTCGAATGTGACGGATGCGGAGCTTCAGAAGGTCGTGGCGGACAAGGGACACTATGCCGCCGACGCTCCCATCGACAGCTATTCCGAGAAATTCATCTCCGGCTGGCTCATCAAATACTGGTCGCAGATTCTGAACCTTATCAACGCGGACCGCACGGTCCTGGACTAACAAAGGAGGATTTTTATCATGGCTGATTACATCAACAACAACGCCGGCATGGATTGGGATGACGCCATCGAGAACGATGGTCAGGAGTTCATCATCCTGCCGGAAGGTGACTACAACTTCACCGTTACCGACTTCGAGCGCGGGCGCTTTCCCGGCTCCGCCAAGATGTCGGCTTGCAACAAGGCGACTCTTACCCTGCAGGTCAAAACCGATGACGGCATCGCAAGCGTCCGTACCGACCTCATTCTGAACCGTGTCGTGGAGTTCCGCATTTCCGCTTTCTTCCGCTGCATCGGTCAGAAGAAGCATGGCGAGAGGCTCGTCATGGACTGGAACAAGGTCGTGGGCAGCCGCGGACGCGCACACTTCAAACCTCGCACCTATACCGACCGTGACGGCAACGAGCGTCAGGCGAACGATGTCGACCGCTTCTATGACTATGACGAGAAATTCTTCCCCGCAGAGGACGACTGGATGGAGATCACCGGGGATGAAGACCTGCCGTTCAATTAAGGAGGTGCCGTATGTTTGAACTTCGACCTTATCAGGCCGAGGCGAAACAGGCGATCCTTTCCGCGTGGGACGAGGGGTACCGCAAGACACTCCTCGTCCTCCCGACGGGATGCGGAAAGACCGTCGTGTTCTCTTCGGTCACAGAAAACCAGGTAAACAAGGGACACCGTGTGCTTATCATGGCGCATCGCGGGGAGCTGCTCGACCAGGCGGCGGACAAGCTGAAGGAAGCGTCCGGGCTTGACTCTGTCCTCGAAAAAGCGGAGTCCTCCTGCCTTGACAGCTTTCTCCCGGTGACGGTCGGCTCTGTGCAGTCGCTTGCGCAGGAAAAGAGACTCGCCCGGTTCCCGAACGATTACTTCCAGGACATCATCGTGGACGAGGCGCATCACTGCCTTTCCGACAGCTACAGGCGCATCCTCGATCATTTCCCGACCGCCAATATCCTCGGCGTGACAGCGACGCCCGACAGAGGTGACATGAAAAACCTCGGAGAGTTCTTCGATTCCAAGGCTTACGAGTACAGCATGACCGAGGCTATCCGCGAGGGATACCTTTGCCCGATCAAGGCGCAGATGATTCCGCTCGAACTGGATATCGCGGATGTCGGCATCTCAAGCGGCGACTTCTCCGCAGGCGAGATCGGACACGCATTGGAACCGTACCTTCAGCAGATCGCGGTCGAGATGGCGAACTACTGCCAGGGCAGAAAGACCGTTGTATTCCTGCCGCTCATCGCTACCTCACAGAAGTTCTGCGCCATGCTGAACAATGTGGGACTCCGCGCCGCAGAGGTAAACGGCAATAGCGATGACCGCTCGGAGGTGCTTGCCGATTTCGAGGCGGGCAGATATGACGTGCTTTGCAATTCCATGCTGCTCACCGAAGGCTGGGACTGCCCGTCCGTGGACTGCATCGTGATCCTGCGTCCTACCAAAATCCGCTCCCTTTATCAGCAGATGGTCGGACGCGGCATGAGGCTTGCTCCTGGGAAAGACCATCTGCTGCTCCTTGACTTCCTTTGGATGACGGCAAGGCACGACCTTTGCAGACCGTCCGCTCTCATCAGCAAGGACGAGAAGATTGCAAAGATGATTGATGAGCAGATGAAGTCGGACGATGAGGGCATCGACCTTATCGAAGCCGAAGAACAGGCGGAGCGTGATGTCCTTGCCGAGCGCGAGGCGGCTCTTGCAAAGCAGCTCGAAGAAATGCGCGGGAAAAAGCGCAAGCTGGTCGATCCGCTTCAGTATGCGCTTTCGATTGCGGCGGAGGATTTGACGAATTATGTGCCGACCTTCGCATGGGAAATGGCTCCGCCGTCCGAAAAGCAGGTCGCTTTCCTGGAACGCAGGGGCATCTTCGCCGACAGCGTCAGGAACGCCGGGCTTGCGTCCCTTCTCATCGACCGCCTGCAGCGCCGTCAGCAGATGGGGCTTGCAACGCCGAAACAGATACGCTGTCTGGAACGCTACGGTTTCAGGCAGGTCGGCACCTGGGCGTTCGAGGACGCCAGTTCCCTCATCTCGATGCTTGCTGACAATAGCTGGCGTGTCCCTTACGGGATCACTCCCGCGCTCTACAGACCTTAGGAGGTAACTGTTTTATGGATAACAATATACTTTCGGCTTTGAAAGCCATTGATGTGGCGACCTTGAGCCGTGCCGACTGGATTGCGGTCGGCATGGCGTTAAAGGAGGAGGGCTACCCCTGCTCCATATGGGACGACTGGTCCCGGAACGACAAACGCTATCATCCCGGCGAGTGCGAACGCAAGTGGAACAGCTTTCACGGCTCCGGCACTCCCGTCAAGGGCGGCACTATCGTCCAGATGGCGAAGGAACGCGGCTGGACTCCCTTCAGCGGCGAAGACGGATGCCTCAATTGGGATGACGCCATCGAATATGACGGTGCTGACGGTTTCAACGGATTCACGGCTCCCGACTCGTGGAGCCCTTCCGCAGACCTCATCACCTACCTCGAACTGCTCTTTGACGCAGACGACCGCGTGGGCTATGTCACGAATGATGTGTGGCAGGACGCCGAAGGCAAGTGGCTGCCGAGCAAGGGCGTGTACGATCGCACCGCCGGGGAACTCATCGCATCGCTCAAAAAGCATCCCGACGACCTCGGCGCGACCATCGGCGACTGGAAACCGCAGGTCGGCGCATGGATTCGCTTCAATCCCCTCGATGGGGACGGCGTAAAGAACGAGAACATCACGAAGTTCCGCTTTGCCCTGGTGGAGTCGGACACGCTACCCGTTGCGGAACAGGATATCGTCTTCCGCAAGCTGGAACTGCCTATCGCGGCGCTCGTTCACAGCGGAGGCAAAAGCCTCCATGCCATCGTCCGCGTGGATGCGGAGAATTACGACGAGTACAGAAAGCGCGTGGAGTTCCTCTACGACTTCCTGGAGAAAAACGGAGTGTCCATCGACAAACAGAACCGCAATCCGTCCCGCCTCTCCCGTATGCCGGGAGTCACCAGGAACGGCAACCGCCAGTACCTTGTTGCGACCAATATCGGCAGGAAGTCATGGGTGGACTGGATGGATTTCGTGGAGGGCATCTCGGACGAACTGCCCGACATGGTATCCCTCGACACTTTCAAGGACAATCCGCCGGAACTGCCGGAGGAACTTATCACAGGGATTCTCCGCAGAGGACACAAGATGCTGATATCCGGCTCGTCCAAAGCCGGGAAGTCTTTTCTTCTCATGGAACTGTGCATCGCTATCGCGGAAGGCAAGCCCTGGCTCGGCTTTCCCTGCAAGAAAGGCAGAGTCCTCTATGTGAACCTTGAGATTGATCCGGCAAGCGCGATCAACCGATTTCTCAAAATCTACGAGGCACTCGGTCTGCCCATCAAAAATGCGGACAGCATCGTGGTGTGGAACCTCAGGGGTCACGCCGTACCGCTCGACCAGCTTGTTCCGAAACTCATCCGCCGTGTACGGGATCAGCACTTTGACGCTATCGTCATCGATCCCATTTACAAAGTTATCACGGGCGATGAGAACAACGCCTCCGAAATGGGCGCGTTCTGTAACCAGTTCGACAAGATTTGCACGGAGACCGGGTGCAGCACCATCTACTGCCATCATCACAGCAAGGGTGCGCAGGGCATGAAAAAAGCGATGGACAGAGCGTCGGGCTCCGGCGTGTTCGCCCGTGATCCTGATGCCCAGCTTGACATGATTCAGCTTGAGCTTTCCGAGGATATCGCAAACAACGTCCGTGACGGCAATGAAACCGCATGGCGGCTCGAATCCTCGCTGCGTGAGTTCCCGAACATCACGCCCGTCAACTTCTGGTTCGAGTACCCGGTCCATAAGGTCGATGACAAGGGAACGCTCGGCGCGATGCCTGCACAGGGCACTCCGCAGGCAGGACGGCTCAACAATCCGAAGAGCAAGACGCCGGATGACGCC